GCTCTGACCCCCATCCTTGATCCTGTCCGGGATCTGCCCGGCCTGATCGACCGTGCGGCCAGAATGTTGGCAGGCGCCAAGACTGCGGCCGAAGTGCTGGAGGCGCGTGAATTTGCAGGGCTGGCCTATGACGCGGCCAAACGCGCCTCGCGACTGCACCGGGCCAAATCCGCCCATGACGAGCTGATTGCGGCCGCCCATCGCGCGCAGGCTGATGCGCTGGAGATCGAGGCCGCCGCAAAGCGCCGCCTTGCTGATGAATATGATGCAGCGCAAGCGCGAGGTGAGGTGGCCACTGGAAACCGGACCAAGGACTTTGGCGTTGCAGATCTCAACGCCAAACCTGCGACTGCCTCCGATCTTGGACTGCGCCGTGACCAGATCCACGATGCGCGGCTGATCCGCGACGCGGAAATGGCAGATCCCGGCATCATCCGCCGCACGCTCGACGAACGCTTGGAGCATGGCGAGGAACCAACCCGCACAGCCCTGCGCAGAATGGTGACGGATGCGGCCATGCGTGGCTTGCGCCCGCAGCGCAGTCCGAGCCGGCGCAATCCTCTCTATGTCCCGCCCACACCTGAACAGGCGGCCTGGCAGCATGTGACTGGTACGTTTCGGGCCTTTGCTGAATGGGCCTCCGACGACAACCTGACCCTTGCCCGCAAGGGCATGCGGGAGGCGCAGAATATCCCGTTTCACGACCTCGATGCCAAAGCCATCGCGCAAGGGTCGGCAGCTTTCACAACAATCAAGGAGTGGTTTGATGCTTGATAGCCAATCAGCGGCTTTTGCCGAACGCGTCTGGGATTACGCATCCCGTCTGGGCAACAACGCCCCCAAGATCGCCGATGACATGATGGAAGCGGCTTTCCCGCTAACCTGTTCGCAGGCCCGCGAAGAGGGCGCGCTGCGCATGCTGCGCACCGGGATCATTTCCGAGGTCAAGCGCATCCTGCGCAACCGCGATGACGGATTGGGCCAGTCAGATTTCGCAGAGGTCTGCGAGGCCTTCGCGCCACTGGTGAAAAAGTTGCGATCAAAATCGTACTTCGTTGAAAGCGCGCAGGAGTATGTCGGCATACCCGCTCTGATTGCTGAGCCCGAATTGCTGGATGACGCACGCCGGTTCATGCGGCGCAAAGGCATCGAATGCCTTGGTGAAGCCAACCGTCTGGATGCGCTGTTTATGGCCGTCACAGCGGAAGCGGCTGAGGCTGCGCCAATGATTTCTCATCCCTCCATGCCCCAATCAGAAGGAGTCCACTGATGGCTATTTCTCTTGCATCCCTGCGCACCAACACTGCACTGACGCCCCCACGCATCCTGATGCACGGCGTGGCTGGTGTCGGCAAATCCACCTTCGCGGCGGAGGCTGACCGGCCTGTGTTCATCATGACCGAGGATGGGCTCGGCAAGCTGCAGGTTCCACATTTCCCCCTCGCGACCAGCTATGTCGAGGTGGCGGAAGCGCTCGACGCCTTGCTGGTTGAGGAGCACGACTATGGCACGGTCGTCGTGGATAGCATCGACTGGCTAGAGCCGCTGATCTGGACAGAGGCGTGCAAACGCAACGGCTGGCAGTCGATCGAAACACCGGGCTTTGGCAAAGGCTATGCTGAAGCACTGACCGTCTGGCGCGAATATCTCGATAAGCTGAACGCGCTTCGTGATCGCAAGGGCATGGTGGTCATCCAGATTGCCCACACCGATATCAAGCGGTTCGACAGCCCCGAGCACGAACCTTACGACCGATATATCGTCAAGTTGCAGGCCCGCGCATCGGCGCTGCTCCAAGAGCATTCCGATGTGGTGCTTTTTGCGAATTACCGGATTTCGGTCGCCAAATCTGATGTCGGCTTCAACAAAAAGGTGACCCGGGCGCTCGGGTCCGGTGCGCGTGTCATGCACACCGAAGAGCGCCCCGCCTTCCTCGCCAAGAACCGTTACGGCCTGCCGGACACGCTCGATCTCAGCTGGGAAGCGTTCATGGCGGCTATGCCTCAATCTTAATAATGCACCAGAAAGGACACGATTATGGCACGTTTTGATACGTCATTTGACGCGACCAGCGTTGAACCCACCACGCCCATGGAATTGCTACCCGCAGGCAAATACCGCGCCCAGATTGTTGAGAGCGAGATGCGCGTGACCCGCAACGGCATGGGGCAGTTTCTCTGGCTAATGCTCGACATTCTGGATGGCCAGCACAAGGGCCGCAAGATGTTCGACCAGCTGAACCTGGTGAACCCGAACCCGACCACAGTCGAGATCGCGCAGCGCACGCTGTCTGCCATCTGCCATGCGACGGGCAGGATGCATGTCAGTGACAGCGAGGAGTTGCACCTGATCCCGATGACGATCCAGGTGAAGATCAAGCCGCCGAAGAACGGTTACGGCGAGAGCAACGCCATCGCCTATCTGCCGCCTGAAGGTGGGGGGGCGCCGGCCGCTGTCTCAAAGCCTGCTGCAAACCCCGCGGCACCGCCCTCAACGCAGGCCGCTACGCCCATGAAGATGGCCTCCGCTCCCTGGAACAAGAAGGGCTGATCAATCGCGCTGCTCCGCATCCCTGACTGACGGGGCAGCGCCCAAACCCATCTAAGGATATTTCCATGACTGACCTGAAAAACACAGCCCCCGAGAATAATCTTGGGGCTGTGATCAGCCCCGGCTTGCCTGATGACCAGCGCCGGCTGATCGACCTCGACGATGATATCGCCAAGATCCGCACGCAGATCGCAACCGCCGATCTGGCACGCCAGCGCGGCCACAAGCCCATTGATCCTGACTGGTTTCACCGAGCCCGCACCGCGCTGCGCCACCTGTGCCGTGAACGGGCGGAACTGCTTGCCAAAGGCACCGGCCGTCGTCGCCGCGAAAAGCTGAAAGACGCTTTGATTGGGGTGCTGCGTGAGCGCCATGACCCCGAGACCTGGAACGTCATTCTTTCCAAGGCCCAAGCCCGCAGTGAACGGGAGGGCTTGTGATGGCTGATCTTCCCGCACCACCCACGCCGACGCTGACGGCGATTTATGCTGATTATGAGGCCCGCCAGGGCGATGGCTTCCGCGATCATCTTGGCGCGTCGATCATCGGTAAATCCTGCGCCCGTGCACTCTGGTATGATTTCCGGTGGGTGACACCGTCACGCTTTTCCGGCCGTCTGCTGCGCTTGTTCGAGACAGGGCAACAGGAAGAGGACCGGATGGTCCGCAACCTGCGCGCCACAGGGGCGACCGTACTGGAGGTCGATCCAGAGACAGGGCGGCAAATCCGCGTCGAGGCCCATGGCGGTCATTTCGGCGGATCGCTGGATGGCGTAGCAATAGGCATCCTTGAGGCCCCAAAAACCTGGCATGTGTTGGAGTTCAAGACCCATGGGGTCAAGAGCTTTGCCGACCTGACTGCCAAGGGCGTGGTGCTGGCAAAACCCCAGCACGCCGCGCAGATGCAGATCTATATGCACCTGACCGGTATCACCCGCGCGCTCTACATGGCTGTCTGCAAGAACACGGACGCGCTGCATATCGAGCGGATCGAGGCCGACAGCGCCATGGCCGAACGTCTGCTCGAAAAGGCCGGTCGGGTCATCTTTGCCCAGCATCCGCCCCCGCGGATCAGTGAGGACCCGGCCTGGTTTGAATGCCGGTTCTGCGATCACCATGCTGCTTGCCACGAGGGAGTTGCAGCCGCCGTGACCTGCCGATCCTGCCTACACGCCACGCCGGTCGAAGGCGGATGGCACTGCGCTCGCCATGATCGAATGCTGGCGCCTGCAGAACAGCGCGCCGCCTGCGGCAAACATCTCTTCATCCCCGATCTCGTGCCGGGTGAGGTCATCGATGCGGGCGACGACATCGTCAACTACCGCATGGCCGATGGCTCCGCCTGGTCAAATGACGCCCGTACCACGGAGGCCACACCATGCTGACCCTGCGCCCATATCAACAGGCCGCGATCGCTTCGATCTACGGCTATTTCCAGAACAACAAAGGCAATCCTTTGGTAGTTCTACCAACAGCGGCCGGAAAATCTTTGGTGGCTGCCGCCTTCATCGAGGGCGTGCTGAAAGCCTGGCCGGATCAGCGCATTCTGATAGTGACCCATGTGCGCGAGTTGATCGCGCAGAACCATGCTGAAATGATCGGGCTCTGGCCCGAGGCACCCGCAGGCATCTATTCGGCGGGGCTTGGCAAGCGCGAGGCGCAAGCGCGCATCTTGTTTGCCGGCATCCAGTCGATCCATCGCCGCGCGCACGAAATCGGCCACACCGATCTGGTCCTAATCGATGAGGCCCATCTCATCCCCGGCAATTCCAGCACGATGTATCGGCGTTTCCTTGATGCGCTCAGCGCGATCAACCCGGCGCTGAAGGTGATCGGTCTCACCGCCACGCCGTTCCGGACGGATAGCGGCATGCTTCATGAAGGCAAATCGGCGCTCTTCACCGATATTGCTTTTGAAGCTCCGGTGCGCGAGCTGATCGATCAGGGCTATCTCAGCCCTCTGGTCTCAAAACAGCCCGCCACCCAGCTTGATGTCTCAAAAGTCGGCACCCGGGCGGGTGACTTTATTGCCCGCGATCTCGCGGCCGCAGTCGATCAGGACGCCATCACCCGCGCGGCGGTCACCGAGATCATCGACTACGGCAAGGATCGCAAATCTTGGCTGGCCTTCTGCTCGGGCGTGGATCACGCGCGCCATGTTGCGGAGGAATTCCAGCGCCGTGGCATCACTTGCCGCACGATTTTCGGGGATACACCAAAGGACGAGCGCGATGCCATTATCGCCGCCTTTAAGCGCGGCAACATTCGTGCGCTGGCGTCCATGGGCGTGCTGACCACCGGGTTCAACGCGCCGGGTGTCGATCTGATTGCGCTCCTGCGCCCCACCAAATCCGCCGGACTGTATGTTCAGATGGTGGGCCGCGGCACAAGGCTGGCGCCGGGCAAGGAAAACTGCCTTGTTCTGGATTTCGCGGGTAATGTTCGCCGCCATGGGCCGATTGATCTGGTCCGGCCCAAACGCCCTGGCGAGGGTGGCGGGGGCGAGGCACCCACAAAGGTCTGCCCCATGTGCGAGAGCATCGTCGCGCTCTCTGCCACTGAATGCCCGGATTGCGGGTACGAATTTCCGGCCCGTGAGGTGAAGATCGCCCCGACCGCCGCTGCCCTGCCAGTTTTGTCGCCAAAAGCGCCACAATGGCTGCCGGTCCATGGCGTCTACTACAGTCGGCACGACAAGCTGGGTGGGCAGCCCTCGCTGAAGGTCACCTATAGCTCTGGGCTCACGTCCTACAGCGAATGGGTCTGTATCGAGCATCAGGGCTATGCGCGCCAAAAGGCTGCGGACTGGTGGCGCAAGCGCGCGCCGGGTCTGCCCGTGCCGCTCAGCGTCGATGAGGCCATCCTTCAGGCGGGTGAACTCGTACGCCCCAGCGCGATCTCGGTCCGTCCCTCGGGCCGCTATTTTGAAATCACCGGTTACAGGTTCTCCCCATGCGACAAACCCACACCGGCCTCTGCGCCGTCTGCCACCGGCAACCTCGCGGCTTTGGTTGGTTCGACGCGGACTATCGCCGAACCGACCCGCGGCGCGACGCAAGCCGCAAGCACCTCTGCTCCCGCACCTGCCAGGACATCTGTCACGGGAGGAAGGGTATGATCGATCCTACCCCAAACGAGAGTGAGGCGATGACTGTCGGCGGCCAACAGGGCGGCGAATACCTTGAAAGTATCGGCAAGACCGATTTCGCCACGCTGACCGAGACCGAATGGGACTGCTTTCTCGATGCGGTCGTCACCGGCTATTGCGACCACCTGCGCGAGCTTGCGGGCAAAGACCGCACGCGGCTCGACGCCATGACCCCCGAGGTGCCCTTCTGATGGCTGTTACATCCAACATGGCGCGATTTGGCGCGCGGCTGGTCACCAATGGTTATGCCATTCTGCCAATCGGCCCGGGCACCAAAAAGCCCGGCCAGTTCAAGCGCGGGGCATGGGCGGATTATCCGGAATGGAACCGGCATGCAGAACGTCCGACAACCGAGGTCGAAATCGCAACCTGGTCTGCATGGCCCGATTGCGGCATCGGGATCGTGGGCGGTGCTGTTGCTGCCGTCGATATTGACATCGTGGAGGATGCCGAGCTTGCCCTACGGATTGAGCAGCTGGCGCGGGACAAACTGGGTGACACCCCCGCGCTGCGGATCGGTAAAGCCCCAAAACGCATGCTGATTTACCGCACGGCTGAACCCTTCCGGGGCATCAAGCACCATCCGCTGGAAGTGCTCTGCCTCGGCCAGCAGTTTGTGGCCTATGCCACCCATCCGGACACCGGCGCGCCCTATGCCTGGCCGGATGAGGGCTTGGCCGACCTTGATATCGCTGATCTGCCGGAAATCACCGTGGAGGCTGCGGCGGGGTTTCTGGAGGAGGCCTATGCGCTGCTGCCCGAGGCCCTGCGGCAGCGCGGGCTGAGGGTCGTGTCGTCTACTGCCGAGCATCTGCGCAGCCACAGCCAGATTGGCACCTTGCCCGCGATCGAGGCAGCGCTCGCATGGCTGCCCAATGCCGAGCTGGATTATGACAGCTGGATGCGCATCGGCATGGCGCTAAAAGGTGCGCTTGGCGAGTGTGGCGGTGATCTCTTCGCTGACTGGTCGGCACAAGCAGCAAAGGATGTACCCCAGGCCACGGTCAAGGCATGGATTAGCTTTAAGCCCGACCGGATCGGCGCAGGCACGATCTACCACCTCGCGATGGAGCACGGCTGGCAGCCTGGGGGGGATCTGCGGCTGGATGGCAGCGTTGATCCAGAGGTGACCCATCCGGCGGCGGGGCTGTTGTCGAGGCTGGGCCTTCAGTCTGATGAGGACCGGGAAATGGAGGCGCAAGCTGTCAGCGTACCGCCAGCGCCACCCCTATCGCAGCTTGATGGGGCACTGGCGATGATGATTGAGCATATTCTGGCCAGTGCGATCCGGCCCCAGCCTTGGCTGGCGGTTGGTGCGTCTCTCACCGCGCTTGGCACCTTGATGGGGCGCAAAGTGCGCACCGAGAGCGATCTGCGCTCAAATCTGTACGTGATTGGCCTTGCGGAAAGCGGCGGTGGAAAGGATCATGCCCGGAAGGCGATTAAGGAAATGTTTACACAAGCGGGATTTGCGTCGCATCTTGGCGGTGAGCGCCTAGCCTCCGGTGCAGGGTTGATCTCCGCGCTCACCCGACAACCATCATCGCTGTTTCAGATCGATGAATTCGGCAAGTTCATGGCGAACGTTGTGGATAAGCATCGCGCCCCGAAGCATCTGTCCGAGATCTGGGATTTATTTACCGAACTCGCAACCAGCGCGGCAACGACCTTTATGGGCGCAGAGTATGCGGATCAGAAGGAACGGCCCCGCCAGGATATTATTCAGCCCTGTGCCTGTGTGCACGGAGTGACCGCGCCGGGTCCATTCTGGGAGTCGCTTTCCACTGGCTCCTTGCAGGATGGAAGTCTAGCGCGGTTTCTTGTTTTTAGGACCGAAGATGACATTCCTGATCGGAACCGGACCCCGCGCTCGCTTAGGGATGTGCCGCAACCGCTTCTCGATGCGCTCAAAGCAGTCGCTAGCGCTGGCAGCAATCATCGTGGCAATCTTGCTCAGACAGGAGGCGCGACCATTGTGCCTGCACCACTTCTTGTAAAAATGGATTCCTCCGCACTGATGGTTTTTGATGATCTTGATCTTGAGATGACGAAACGTCAGCGTGCAGCGGTCGGTACGGAACAAGGTGCTGTGCTTGCGCGCGTCTGGGAAAATACGGCCAAGGTTGCGTTGATCAAGGCGGTCAGCGCAGATCCTTCCGCGCCGGTCATTCGCGAGGTGGACGCGCTTTGGGCGCAAGAACTAGTTGCACACTGCATTGGTACGCTCTTGCAGCAGTCAGAGCGGCATCTGGCGGACACGCGCACCGAAAAGCACCACAAGAAGGTGCTGGAAATCATCAGATCTGCTGGCAGAAACGGTATAAAACGGCGCGATCTGACCCGCAAAACCCAATTTCTAGATCTGCGGGTGCGCCAAGAAGTTCTGCAGACCCTGATTGAAAGCGAACAAATCACCAGCGTGAGCACCCAGACCAAAGGGCGTAGCGCTGATGTATACCGGATTGGGTAAGACTTACGACAACGTCAAATGAAACGTCAAAGGACGGAAGATGAGGGTTAAGTATATGAAAGAAATGTAAAATAAACTTCCGTCATTCCGTCACCTAGAAGAAACCTTATTCCCCCCTGATCTGAAGTGAGGGCGGCAGATCGGGATTCCCCTCTAGAGAGAGATGACTATATGACGTAAGTAATTATATATAGTAATAACAACACTATACTCTTTAAAATCCGTCAAACTTACGTCAATTTCGTAATTTGACACTTTGACTAAACTTGACCGACCCTTCGGGGCCTGGCGAGACCGCAGCCTTCACCGGCAAGCCCTCTCGCCACGCTCGCAGACGCGAAGAGGAGGTCTGAATGACCCAACCTACACAACACCCGCGCACCATTCTTGCGCTCGATCTTGGCACCACCACCGGCTGGGCCATCCGTGGCTTTGACAG